CTTGGAGAGAAGCTGGAAGTGCAAAGGTGGAGGGCTAAAGAGACTATGGATGCCCTTGGGCTTCCAGTAGGTAAGTGTGCCCTTGTCACTGGCATGACAGAACTCCGTGACTACATTAGCAAGAACGAGGACGTATATGTCAAGATCAGTGGCTTCAGAGGATTAGCTGAAACATTCCATGCCTACAACCTATCCAGTGCTTCACAACGCCTTAACGAGCTTGCATTGCATTTAGGAGGAGCCGCAGAAGTGTTCCCATTCATTGTGGAGCATAAGGTGGATTCAGTAGTGGAAGCCGGATACGATGGTTATTCCATTAATGGCGAGTTCCCATCCACTTGCTTAACTGGCGTGGAGATTAAGGACGCAGGGTACCTTGGGGCCGTAAGAGATTACGATAAGCTTTCCGACCCAGTTAAGGAGGTTAATGACAAGCTTGCTCCATTCTTAAAGGAGTCTGGCTATTGCCAATTCTTCTCAACTGAAATCCGAGTTACGGAAGAAGGAGTGCCTTATCTTATTGATCTCACCACTCGTTGCCCTGCCCCGCCATCAGCCCTTTACTGGGAAATGATTGAGAACGTAGGGGAGATTGTGGAGGCCGGAGCCCACGGAATACTCGTTGAGCCTGTATGGAGAGCTAAATACGGAGCATTAGCTGTTATTCATTCCGACTTTGCCGCCGATAGGTGGTGTCCAGTGTGGAATGACCCTAAAGTGGATCAGTGGATTAAGTGGCGCAACTACTGCAATCTTGATGGTCAAGGCTACATTGTGCCCACGGATGGGGTTAAGATGACCGAGATCGGAGATTGTATTGGCATTGGCGACACTATTGAGCAGGCTATTTCCGCTTGCAAAGAACACGCAGAGTATGTAAAAGGAGATAAGGTTGTTGTTATGACTGACAGCATTTATGACGGCCTAGATGAAATAACCAAAGCTGAAGAAAATGATATTATCTTCACCGAGGATAAACTACCAACCAAAAAAGAATTAATATGACATTTGAAGAATGGAGGCAGGATCAAACCCTTGCCCCAAGGCTTAAAGAGGCTCTAGCCAATCCTATTATCCAGTTAGCATTTTCAGTGTTGAATGAGCTAACGGCGGCTAAAACGCTTGGCAATACCGGCTCCCTATCCACTTTAGGGAACAACGCCATCACGTTATTTGGTTATGATTCCGGCAGGGCATCCATCTTCATGGATCTCCACACGCTTTCAACCACGCCAGATCCAATTCAAGAACTTCAATCTAACTACACATCAGAATTTTAAAATGTGGAATTTTACAGATGAGGAAGATTATATTGAAAACATCAAAAACCCACACATTGCAGAGATATTAAAGGGATCAAGAAAAAACGAAAAATCAATAGAAAGAATTTTTGATAAAACAATCTACAAACAAAACAACATCAATACTTCTTCAATGGCTTTTTATTTAGCTAATCACTTTTACGAAGATATTCAAAAACAATAATTTATGTCAGACCCACTACCAACAACAACAGCAAGCACGCTACCAGTTATCGCTCCTCCAGTGGATGAGAGCTTTGAATCCAACTTGGCTAGAAAGCTTAATCAGAAACCAAAGCTTGAGAAGCTAGACCTTAAAAACCTTCAAGACATTCCAGACAACATTGATGGCAGTGTTGACCCTTCCGCTGTTCCGGCTGGGTTTGATGAAGTGCCGGAGCAAACCACGGCTGACTTGCTCAAAACCCTAGAGGGTGGCGAGGTGGAATCTCCTAAAGAAAAGAAAAAGGCAGTTAAGGAGCCAGAAAACAATTTCTCCATTGATGACCTTGATCTCACTAAAGATCCAGAACCTATCACCGAAACCAAAGGAAAGAAAACCAAGGAGGATAACATTGCCGAGCTACGGAAAAAGGCTGAATCCTACGAGGAGACACTTAAAAGCAAGGATAGCGAAGTTGCTCAATACCGAGAGAAGCTAGAGAAGCTGGAAGCCGAGCTTGAACGCACGGCTTTTGAACGCTCTCCCAAGTTTAAGGAGAAGTACGAGGCTCCCTATCAAGATGCAGTTAAGCAAGCCGCAGACTTCGCCCAAGAGATTGGAGATGATGCCTCTATCGCTGAAAGGGCTTTGTCTCTTAAAGGCAAGGAGCGTATCAACTTTATTGATGAGACGTTTGGCGGTGGTGCGGCGGCTTCTCAATTCCTGTCCCTCATTAACAACGCTGACGAGAAGCGTAGGGGATTAGAGGGTGCGTTGCAGGATTATCGTGCCACAGCACAGGAGCTTGCCGTGGATGCACAGGCTCAAAATCAGCAAACCTCCCAGACTATTAAAGCCAACTTTGAAAAGGTGAAGGCTCACCTAGCCAATAAGCTGGACTACTTCCGGCCTACTGGAGATCCAGAAACCGATAAGCTTGTCCAGCAAAGAGTGGAGAGGGCTTATAAGATCGTTGAGGGCACAGCCAGCCAGAACGAAATCATGGTTGCTCCATTCCTCGCTCAAGTGGCTAAAGAGGCCGTGGACGAGGTGGCAAACCTTAAAGCAGAGCTTGCTAAATACAAGAGCCGAGCCGCCGCTGATGCCGCCGTACAGCCCCGAATTAATCGTGGATCTGTGGATGATGGCGAATCAGTGCGAGGAAAGCCAAAGGGAGTTTTGGACGCTATTAGATCACAGCTTCGTTGAAGCTCCAGACATACGGCCTAGAGTTTAAGCAATCCAACATCACGCAACTTGAAATAGAGTTGCTGATGGTTGGAGATAAAGACCCATCCCGATTTTCGGGAATGAGCAGGGGTCAGCATATCAAGCATTGCATCGCCATGCTTTGGCCCGATGTGATTAAGACTTGGAATGATTGGAACGAGCTTGCGTTGTGGGCATGGTGCAACTACGAAGAAATCGGAATCACAGGATGTGCCGCCGCCGGAAAGACCTTCACCTTCACGCTACTTTCCTTAATTGAGTATTTGGCTAAACCCATGATGACTAGGGTTGCTCTCACCTCGACAACCGTCCCCTCGTTGCGAGGCCGCATCTGGGCTGAAATGATGAAGTTCACAAAGCCAACCATTCCGTTGTTTGGTCTTAACGTAGTGGATTCGCAAACCAAGATTCAATTCAAGCGAGGGGATGACAGATCAGCCATCATTGCCCTTGCCGTGGATAGCGGAAGCGTGGAGCAAGCTGTTGGTAAGTTGCAGGGCGTTCACTTGCCTCGCATGGTTGTCATGGCTGACGAAGCGGCACAGACAAACCCTGCCATCTTCTCTGCACGAGCCAACCTTCAAGTGGGTACGGACTTCTACCGCTTTGTGGCTATCGCTAACGCCTCATCAATGTTCGACCCTCACGGCCTGTTCTGTGAGCCTAAAATGGGCTGGGGAAGTATTGGAGATGATGATGAGCATTGGGAAACCAAGTCTGGGATTTGCGTTAGGTTTGATGGTTTGAAGTCTCCCAACATTAAGGCCGGACGCATCATCTACCCTTATCTATTCTCCCAAGACAACGTGGAGATTATTCGCCGCAACTACGGAGAGGGGAGCCTTGAGTGGAATAGCTATTGCCGAGGAATGTGGAGCAAGAGCGGAGCTAGAAATACGATGGTGGATTCCGCTATGATTACGGATGGCGAGGCTCGTAGCAAGGCTGTGTGGGCCGATAGACGCATCAAGACTATAGCCGCCCTTGACCCTGCATTCACTACCGATGGCGATGATTGTATCTTGAGATTTGCCAAGGTTGGAACAGCTTCCGATGAGGGCGTGATGATGGAGCTTACCGAGTGCATTAGGCTCAACCTAATGGACGATGCTTCTTACCCATTGTTCTACCAAGTGGCTGACCAAACCATTGGGGAGCTTAAAAAGCGTGGAGTGGAGCCAGAAGATTTTGCTCTTGACACCACAGGAGCCGGTGCTGGAGTGGCTGATATTATCAATCAGCGGTGGAGAGCAGGGTTTGTGCGAGTGAGCTTCGGCGGCTCTGCGACTGACCAAGTGATAAGCATGGAGGACTCCAGACCAGCCAAGCAAGTGTATGCAAACCGAGTGACGCAATTGTGGGGGCAGATCAAAACAATCATCATGGCAGGACGATTGAGAGGGCTTGATGACATCACGGCTAGGGAGCTTTGTGCCAGAGTCTACACGCTCAAGAACGAAAAGACATTACTTGAAAGTAAGCGTGATTTGAAGAAACGCACGAAGGGAAAATCCCCAGACAGAGCAGACGCTCTTGCATTACTTTGCGAACTCTTTGTCTATCAGAATGGGCTGGGGAACGCCTTGGCATCGGACTCAAACAATTATTCAGACATGGATGATTTTTTTGTAGACAACGAAATTGAATCCGACTATAGGTCGTGAATGCAAATACCAAACACCGCAGAAACGATAGCAGAAACAAAACGCATGGTGAAAGTTTTAGAACCTTTGTTCTACTCGCTCATCACCACATCAAAGCATCACGGCCTTGACACAATCCAGATCAGTACGTCAAGGGCTGTAGAGATTCACAGCGAACTCCTCATTCTCAAAAAGAAGCTGGAGTGGTCGAAGCAAGCTGATTCAGCAATTGAACAGCATCTGGACAAAATGTTTGGATTCAATTAACACACAACCAACACAACTATGGAAAAAGTAAAATTAGTAAAGGACGCTCCACATCAGAAATACTTTTCTGAAAACGGAGATCAACTCGCAGGGGGTTCAACCATCTGCAAAATTGGCGATGATGCCGGAGCCCTCATTCATTGGGCTTGGGATCTAGGCCGTCAAGGTAAGGATTATCGCAAGGAGCGTAACACCGCCGCAAACATTGGAACGATTGCTCACTTCATGATTGAGTGTATGCTCAATGAAAAAGTGGCTGACCTATCCGACTTCGATCAAGCCGACATTGACAAGGCTCTTGTGTGCTACACGAAGTTTCTTGATTGGTGGGACTTGCAGGATCTCAAGGTGGTCGCTACGGAAGTTCAGCTTGTTAATGAGCTTTACAAGTACGGAGGGACTATTGACCTTATTGCCGTAGACCCACAGGGAGACCATGTGTTGATGGACTTCAAGACCAGCAAGAAGATTAGCGATAGCTTCTGGAGGCAGTGTGCAGGATATGCCGAGCTTTGGAACTACAACAATCTTGGTTGCAAGATTACAAACCACTGCATCGTGCGTATCGGTAAGGAGGATGAGGGCGACTTTGAAGCCGTCTGGAATCCCGACCTATCCGGCTACTGGAACACCTTTAAGGCTCAAGTGGGAGTTTGGTGGGCTATCAAGAAAGAGAAGCCAGTTAAGGTGAAGAAGGAGAAAAAGAAATGAGCGACACGCCACGCACAGACGAGAAAGCAGTTTCTCATATCGGGTTTTATTCTTGTGCCACAACTCCTGCTGACTTTTCTCGCCAGCTTGAGAAAGAACTCAACGCATCTTTGGAAAACCAAAAAAAAACAATGGAGAGGCTTGTTTGGATTGCCGGACTATTGGTGAGAGCAGTTGAAATAGCAACATTATCAGTTAGTGATGTAAAATTTTCCAGAAAAATTGGAAAGGCGAAACTCGATACCTTAATTAAAGAAATCCAATGACCCTGCCTCAATCTCCAGATGCGGAGAAAGCATTCCTTTCTTCCTTAATGCAAAACTCATCCATCTTGGATGAGGCGGCTGACACCGCCAGTGTTAAGCTGTTCCATCATCCTGCCAACCAGCGTATATTTAACGCCATCGTTGACCTATGGACTGCCGGAGTGGGATCTGATCTAGTAACGATCACTGACCACATGACCAACAACGGAACCCTTGAACTATCGGGTGGAGCCGCCTATGTTACGGAGTGCTTCCTGTTCATGCCAACATCCCAAAACTGGCGTGAATACCTAGACATTCTAAAGGAGCGTCATATTCAACGTCTATCTATATCCGTAGCCGAGAAGATCATTGCCACAGCCAGTGACCCAACTCAATCCGAGAACCTCTCCGAAGTGGTTCAGAAGGCTCTTGTGTCGGTTGCGGCTGATGCAGAGACCTCCTCTCGTATTGAGAGCGTAAGGGAAGTGGCGTGTAAGCGACTAAACGACTATGAGGAGATGGTGGCTAACCGAGGCAAGCTTATCGGGATCACCACTGGCATTAAGCCGCTAGATGAGATCACTGGAGGCTTCCGCAAAGGGCAGTTAATCGTCATAGGAGCCCCTACAAAGGGTGGCAAGACCGCTATGGCTCTCAACATGGCTATGCGTACTGCCGACCTAGGTGGGAACGAAGTGGGGATCATCTCACTGGAGATGACTGCTGGAGAACTTATGGATCGTCTTATCTCATCCCATTCTGGGGCTGACATATCTCGACTATCTCGTGAGGGAGAAGTGGATAAAGACCTCATGAAGCGGATCAGCATGGGCGTTGCACAGATCAGCAAGCTCCCAATTTGGATTCGTGATGAGAGTAGCCTTAACTGCCTTCAACTTCGTGCCGCAGTTCGCCGCATGGTGGCTGTGCATCAAGTGAAGATGATTGTAGTGGACTACATCCAGCTTCTTGAGCCTACCAACAGCAAGGACAGCCGTGAGCGTCAAGTGGCAGAAGTGAGCCGCACATTAAAAACGCTTGCCAAGGAAATGGGAATCGTGATAGTCGCTCTCACCCAGTTGAATGCTGAAGGTGCAAGCCGTGAGAGCCGAGCCATCGAACACGATTGCGATTTATTCTTGACAATCTCACAAGACCAAGAGCAACCGAGTGATTGGTTTTTAAATATAAAGCTTGCACGATCATGTGGTCGGGCTAGTATCCCTTTATCGTTCAGATCGGAGTACCTCCGATTCGATGATCGGTAACAACCAACCAAAAACAAAAAAAGCAGTATGCAATACGATAATACCAATAGCGGTGCGGCCTTCAAGAAGGACAACGCCAACCCCAAAGCCCCTCAATACTCCGGCCCTCTCAATGTGAATGGCAAGGACTTTGAGATCAGCATCTGGGAGAAAACCAGCAAGGCCGGAAAGCCTTTCTTGTCCATCAAGGTCGGGCCAGCACGAGAGAAGAAGAGCTTCAATAGCTCACCATCTCCAACCCCATCTCACGATACCGATCCAGATTGGATTTAGTTGACTCATCAGAATAGTGCTGGAGGAGAACTCCAGACAGGGTGTGTATGTCTACCCACATTAAACACTGATGATAAACGGCCCCTCCCTTACATGGAGGGGAGGGGCCACAACTGAAAAAACACACAACTCTCAACCAATGAAAACAAAAGCAACTACATTCATTAAAATTTGCGATACAAAGTTTGTTAAGCAACTCCAGAAAGAAGCCAAGCGAGTGAAATACAAAGTCAAGAAAGACGATATCTCATTCACAATCACAGATCCAGATTATGACGATGCCTTGGTAGTTAAGGGCATTCAAGTTGGAGCTAAATTCTGGGCTTGTAATTTTTCAACCGACTACTGGGTAGCCGCAGAATTCAATTAATATGACCACACTCGTTATCATCACAGGAACTATCGGAATCCTGCTCGCCCTCGGACTTGCCTTCTGGCATTACGGAAAGGCCGTTAGGGAGCATCATCTCGTACTACTTGCAAAGTGGTTCCGAGACGAGCCGGAATCCTTCAAGCTGTTCATGTATCAGCAATCCATTAAGATCACCAAGAAAGAAATGAACAATGAGCAAAACAAACTCTGAACTACAGGCTGACATAGAGAACCTATGCGATCAAGTTGCGGAGCTTCGTGAAGCCCTGCGTTGCGTGATAAAGCTCAACACGCTTGGAAAGACCAAGCAACTTACTGACCTAGTTGAAGTCACGCTAGGCTACCGCAAGAAATGAAAAAGGTGTCTCCAGAGGAGTGGCATGATCGCCTTTTTGGAATTGATGACATTCCCCTGCGTCATGCAGTGGCAAAGATTGTTTGGTGGGACTTCTTCGGAACTCGCCATTGCAGTCGCCGCTGGGATCACCTTGACCACTATCTCAAAACGCCCTGCGAGGACGTAGAGGACAATCTTCTTATGCTTGGCCTATTAGCAGTAGGCTATAGCATGGAGCAAGCAAATATGCGAGTCTTTCCAGAGAATCGCCTACACAAAAACAAAACAACCCAACCAACAGAATGAGTATTATTATCCCATCAGAGTTCATGGAATCAGTTAAAGTTCCCATGCAGTTTCCGCTTAAAGCAGACGGAGACAGCGTAGTGGACGCTAATCAAGTGCCAGTATTGAAAATAGATAAGGCCGTCAGTGCTGACGAGGCCGTTAAGTTCGCAAAGCTGTTCGCACAGGCTCCTGTTATGCTGGAGCTTCTTGGGCATTCTTACGAGCTTCTTGTAGCCATCGGATTAAACACCGAGGGATTCACCCACGGATCACAAGACGAGGAGAACAAAGAAAATTGCATTCTTTGCCAGTGCGAGAATGTTCTTAAATCCCTCCAGTAATGATTGAACCATCTTGCACAAAGAACGGAAAAGCAATCCGCTTTGACGTTTGTGATTCCGGCGTTAAGGAAACTCCTATGGGTACTTGCATTCAAATGAAAAAGGCCTTAAAAGATTTCTGGAAACGCCGCAAGATGAACGAGCTTGACTACACTAACTGGGAAAGAACTAACCACGAGGAGGTAAAATGAGCCGCACCCCCTACTTCGATGCCGGAAAGGGATCTGCCCCCAGATCCAATAACTCCGAAGCATACTTAAAGAACTACGACGAAATCTTCAGAAAGAAGAAACCATGCAAGCCCAAATCCCAGACCCTAAAGAAGCCTACAAACAAGTCGTAGAGCATATAGTTAAGCACGCTCCGACTAAATACCACTGGCTGGAAGCAACCACATTCTTCCAGTTCCATGAGGGGCTATTCTTAATTAAGGCTCCAAAGTCGCTTGAGGATCAAAATAAAACCCTGTTCTTTGCGGATATAGTTAAGTACCTTAATGGGACGCTATCGGAAGGAATGCAAGAACCTTGCGAAGTGGCCTTCATATTTGAATAGCATCCACGCAATCTCTCACGCCGCATCTCTATTTTTCTTAATAGGGTTCGGCGTGTTTTGCTGGATGATCTACAAGAAAACTCGCAAGGTAGTTAAAAGAGCAATTAAGCTTAAACGCAAGCTACGCTGATCGCCCTCAATCGCCCTCAATCGCCCTCAATCGCCCTCAATCGCCCTCACTCTTCAAGAAAACTACCCAAAAAAAAATACAACGGGCCAGCTAACATCGAAAAACTAATATCAAAAGTCGCCGTTGTCGTTTGATTATTTAATATTAATTTTCCGGGATGTTAGGGATCTTACATAGGGGAAAATGATTTTCCGGCTTACATCGGGAAATTCGGGCGGCCTCCGGCGGCGGCCTGTCCGGCCTGTCATATTAAATCAGGCCTCCGGCCCTCCGGCATAATAACATGGTAAGGGGCCTTAAGTGGTCAGGACGTTTCGGCGGCCCTGCTGGCCCATCCGGCCCTGCGGCCTCCGGCCTTAAGTAGGTATGGCGGCGGCCTGTCCGGCGGCCCCTGTACGTTAAAAAAATGACGTATCGGGGCCCCTGTACGTTAAAAATCCGCTCCGGCCTTGGCGGTGAGGACGGCTTAAGGCCCTCCGGCCCCTTTCGATGTCGGGCCCTTCGAGGTGGGGGGCGGCCCCTCCGGCCTCCGGCCCTCCGGCGGCCTGATAGGCTGAAAAGGGGCCTTTCCGGCCTCCGGCCTTAAAATCCGGCTTCCTATAAGGCCGCTGTGGTCGTTTTTATTGGATGCCCGCTATGATGACCCTCCCGAATTTCGGGAAGATGCTGGAGGGCCAGCTAGGCACGAAAAAGGCCGCCCCCCTTGCAGGGAGCGGCCTCCGTTTTCCGGCTGGGTCTGGCGGCCTAGTATGAGCCCCCTGACCAATCCGGCACGCCACAGGCGGCGGCGGTGTCGGCGGCCTCGGCGGCCTGTACGGCTTCGATGGCATCCTGTTCGGTCATGAGGCCAGCGGCCTCCTCGGCCTCGGCGGCTGACAGGAAGCGGCCTCCGGCGGCATGGAGTCCGCCCCCCCAAGCTCCGGCCCCATAGGTGCCGGATCCGTAGGAGGTGATGCTCCGGCCCTTCCGGCTCTTCCGGCCTCCCTCCCATCCGGCCCCTAGGCTTCGGCTGGCGAATCCCATTTGACGGCCTGTGGATGCCTTGTGCTTCCACTCGGAGAGGTCTGGGTCGCCTCCGGCGGCCTTAAACTCTAGCCAAGTGTGAGCGTCCAGCTGGTAGGCCGTCACGCCCTTGCTCCGCCATGCCTCCGCCACTGCCTCTACGATCCCGGCGGTCGTGCCGAATATCCAGCGGCCCTTGCTCGTAACGCCAGCGAACAAGCGGGCCGTGTCATCCACTGCGGCGATCAGGTCGCCTCGTGGTGACAGGGCGAGGAAGGCGGCATATCCGCTTATGTGGGTGAGGGCCTCCTTACGCTCGGCGGTCGTCTTGTGATCAGCCACGGCGATCAAGAGGTGCTGACTGTCGCAAGTCACCTGACTATGCGGGCAGGGCTGGTCGCCTCCGGCGGCTGGGCCTTCCCAATCCACGACGCCATTATGGGCCAGCGTCCAGCCTCGGCGGCGGAATGGGTGGACGTTATCGAGCGTCACGGCACACGTTGCAGTGCGTCCGTGGGCGATCATGTGGCCTCCGGCGGCGTAGGTTCCGGCATGGTGAGAGCGGTGGGCCGTGGCGAAGGCCTTGGCGGCCCCGCCAGCTCGCTTGAACAACTCTGTGATGCCGTCCATCTCGCGGAAGTCGGCGGGCTCGGCGTAGCGGCTTCGGAGGCCTTTGCTTCCGCTCTGTGCGAATCCGAATCCGTCCCGCTCCGTCCGCTGAATAACGGCGTGGGCGGCGACTAGTCCGGCGTTGGCGTGGCTCTTGAGGAGCGGTGATGCTGGTGATGATGTCCAGCCTGTTAATTTACACATATGTTTAGTTGGTTGGGGTTGGTTGGTTAGTTGGATGACTGACTGCTGATGCGGTTCCGGCGGCGGTAGCCCTGACAGGTGAGGCCGGACGATTCGAACTGCCCCATTAACTGGCGGGCGTGGTCGCTGTCGATGTTCCGGCGGCTACTGCGGCTTTTCCGGCGGAGCGTCTTTAGGGCGTAGGCAAGGCCCTTGGGGGCGTTGGCGGCGGCCCAGCGGAAGAAGGCGGGCCATGCCTCGGCCTCCGTCAGGTTGTTAATCCGCTTGCAGGATCCGTCCGGCTCCATGTGGGCGGAGGTGTGGCTCTCGCTCCAGCGGGCGATGGCGATCATGAGATCACGGCGTCCCAGCCATTCGTTCGCGTTCGACGTGGTGCCCCATAGTCGCATTTCGATGGTGCCTGTGCGGCTCCATGTGTTTGCCGACACGGCGGCCCGCTTAACCCGCTTGGCCTCCTCGAACGTGCGTTGCACGCCTGAATCGAAGCGGCTGTCGTTCTGGTAGGGCAGGACAGGGCTCCAGCGGTGGCGGCGGCGGACTGATCCCACTAGCCAGCGTGTCCATGACAGGTGGTATCGGAAGGCGTTAAACACCCGCTCACCGATGGCCTCGTCCCCCTTGCAATTGAGGTGTATGTGGCCTCCGTTGCATCGTTGAGGCCCTAGCTCATCCACTAGGCTACAGACTAGCCTTGCATGGGGCTCGGTGATGAGGAACTGGGTCTCGGCCTGTCCTCCTCCGTCACGGCTGAACACTAGCCCTGCACTATGCGTCCAGCGGGCGTGGTTCCGTCCGTCCTGCTGTCCGGCCCCCTTGGATATGCGGAGGATCTTGGCGGCGTTCATCCTGTTTGCCTCCAGCTCGCCGGAGCAAGCGTAGAGCGGCAACTCATCCCTCTCGGAGCCCTTGGGGCGAATGTATTTTCCGGCCTTGGGCATTCTCACCCTAATCACGTCCTGCTCCCTGTCGTGCCAATATCGTCCGATCTCCCGCCGGACTGCATGGAAGGCCTTTTCCTGCCCAGCAATGGCCTCTTGCAGGGTGTCCCATGACAAGTAGGATGATGACATGGCATCGAATCCATCCACGGCCTTGCCAAGCCAAGGGGCTAGGTAGCGGCGATAGGTGGGGCGACTGATGGCCTGACGGATAAACTCCCGCTTTATCTTGAACATTCCTTGGCGGTACTGCTCTCTAGTGAGGATCTTCCTGTCTCTTGCTCTCCTGTAGGTTTTACGCAGGTCTTTGATCTCGGCCTCGTTTAGAATCCCGCAAAAGCTGTTAGGCTTGAACAGCGTGTTATCTGTGCGGATCAACTGGAGGGCGGCGGCGAATGTCGGGCCCCTTCTCACTGCTGGCATTGTTGTTGTGTTTTTCATGTTGGTTGGTTGGTTGGTGGTTAGAACAGGGTGGCGAGTAGCACGAAAAAGATGATCACGAGCGTGGTCATGATTCCGGCTGTCAGCATGTCGTTGACTTCCTGCTGGTCTGGGTCTTTCTGTTTTTTTGTCATTGTTTTAGGCCGGAGGGTTGATTCCGGCATCCTAAAATTACCTATGCCCATCCGGCTCTGTCCATAAAATAATGCGGCCCCATCAAGTTTTTTTCGGCCTCCGGCTTGCGATCACGGCGGCCCGATAGGGACGCTGATCGAAGGCGAGGCGAGTCCTGTTTTTACAGAGTAAATCCCGCCAATCTCGTTTTTTTGGGAAATCAATATAGTCATAGCGGAGAGAATCATCCTGACCGCTAGGGCCATTTAAACGCCAGCAAACGCCATTCTATTCGGTTATCCCGGCGGCGATCTTCTCGGAGCGTTGCACATTCCCATAGTGCGGCGGCGTTGCATGCATTAGCATGGGGCCATGCCAGCGAAGAAAATTAACGTGCCGGAGGATGAACTTAAGGCCTTTGCCCTCGCCACTAGCCTCGCTGAATGTGCCCGCCATTACGGATACGCCCTCTCAACAATCCGATCCTTGGCCCGCCGCCGTGGCTGGAAAACTCCGGCCCGCCTAGCGAAGGCGGCGGCCTACATCGAAGAGGGCAAGGGAGACATCAAGACAGCCATCAAGTCGGTTCATCGAAGTGAGTCGGCGGGTGATGCTCTTGAGAGACACCTCGAACAGACAGGCCGGACGTTCCGTTCTGGTCTGGCCTCCGGCCTTGCATCGGCGGCGGCATCGGTGGGTTCGATGTCAGGTGAGGAGGTGTTGGGAGCATCGAAGCATGTTGCTAACATCGTAGGGGCAGGAAAGGTTATATTCGGACTAACATCGGGAGAGACTAACTCCGCTGTATTAAATGTGAATCTTTTAAGCATGAATTTAGATGACATTCCTCGCCATGTTAGTCCTAACTCACCTCTGCTAACATTAGATAATTAGTTCAGAAAACGCCCTAATATTCGCCCACTAACATCCGCCTGACCCGCTACCGACCGACCGACGAAGGAGGGAGGGAGGGAGCGGAACATCAATAGGATATCCAGCTTTAGCTGGCACGATTAGCGAGCGAAGCGAGCTTCTGTATTAAGGGTGGTATAACGAAACACCAAACTCATTCACATAAGTCTACGAGTAGAAGCAAGTGATAAGGATGAGCGAAGCGAAGACGATTGGCGAGGGAGGAACGACCGAGCCCTTGGGCTTGATGGTGTAGCTATAGAACCAGATGGAATAACAATCCTTTTTTGGGAGAGTTCCCTGACGGACACCCCCCTAGCTCAAGGAAGGTTCGCCAAAACAAAATTGAGAAACTCCCCTCACAATTTTTTCAAAAAATCGAAACGATTCACTTTTGGTGTGGGATTTGCTTGCAATGAACCATGACTATTTTCCTCGCATTCTTTTTTTACTTACATTATCTGGTAGTTTACTTATCACTGAACGTCCATATATGGTTCGATCTGCGATCTCACGAGGGAGGTTTTGGACGAAGATTTTGAGTCGGAGGGAGTACTCTGGGTTGAGGAGTTGTATTAGGTGGCTAAATTCCTCTCCGTAGGTTGCTAGTTTGGTAGCTTCTTTGTAGGTGTGGGATTGAAGTTCGTCGTATTTAGGGTTTTGGTTGTACATGGAGTTGGATAGGAAGCTCATTGTTGGAGGGTAGGGTTTGTTGTGGATTAGATCAAGGCATAAGAAGCCCATTATTGGATGAGCTTCTGATTCCCCTCGACTTCAAGTATCACCTACTGGAGTCTTATCTTCTGGGTGGATTGGGAATAGAATAGGAGGCTCTGGGGTTGCTTGGCAACTCACCATGAGAGTCCATTGAAATTAAGAACGCTAGGCTAGATCGTTCTCTTGACCTTCAGAGGCGGCTCGACACAATCTCGATTTCCGGCCCTTACACCAGACTAGCAATCCTGTTGCTTGTCTGCATGAAGGAATAGCGTTGATTGGAGGCTGGGTCAAGTATATTTATTCCGAATGAGTTTTACTTCCCAGATTGGACAGGATGAGTTTGTTTTGAATGCGGCTAGGAAGCATTTAGCAGGGAAATATACTTTCTTGGATATTGGTTGTCATGACTACAAAGAGATTTCCAATACCTATGCTTTAGAGAAGGATTATGGGTGGAGAGGTGTTGGGATTGACATTGATCCGAAGTGGGAGGCTGGGTGGAAGGAGAACAGGGATTCGGTGTTTGTGTTGGCTGATGCCACTACTGCTGACTATGGAAAGATTCTTTCAGAGGCTTCTATGCCGATAGTGATTGATTATTTGAGCATGGATTTGGAGCCTCCTCCTCTCACGCTGAAGGCTTTGGAGAGGTTGTTTGAGTTTGGATATGGATTCAATATTATCACTTACGAGACTGATTTTTATAGGAATGGTGAGTTTGGCGACTTGCGTAGTCCATCTAGGGAGTTTTTGAATGACAGGGGGTATGTGTTGGTTAAGGAGGGTGAGCAGGATGATTTCTACATCCATCAATCTATTCTATGATCGTCACTACGCACTTTGAGCCCACTGGTGTTTCTCCCACTGCTGATTATATGCGGTTGTTGGAGTTGTGGAGGATGAGTTGGGAGAGGCAGGGATTTACTTGTGTTGTCACTGGGAAAGATTTTATTGATAGCAAGATGGGGTGTGAAGGGGTGAGGAAGTTCTGTGAGAAGGTGGATAGCTTTCCATCTGTGAATGGTGGTGGATTTGACAGGGCGAGTTTTCGGAGGTGGCTGGCGGCGTTCTTGCTTGCTGGTGAGGTGGGTGAGTTGTGTGTGAGTGAGGGTGATGTGATTAACTACTCTGTTAAGAGGAGGGATGTGTTTGGATTGAGTGGAAGTGAATTTAACATTGGGGACACTGATGGGTGTCCGGCGTTTGTATTTTGTGGGGTGGGGGCTCTTAATAAGTTGGTGCAGAGTATTGTGAATCATGAATTAAGGCCGGAGGATTCTTATCATGGAAGGCCGCACTTATCGGATCAAGACTTCATAGCTCGTTACACTGCAAAGGAGGAGTGGTATAATTCCATGCCGGATGTGGTGAAGAGTGTGTTTTCTAATGGGTGGAATGAAGGGAAGTTGGTGCATTACGGAACTCCTTTCTTTATTGCAAACAATGTGGAAACATTGAACACGGCTAAAGTTGATTTAATCCAGCAATTGAGGCCGCTATGATGACTAAAGCTAAAGAGAATCCAGAGAAGAGAGAGGCTAGAGAGGCCATGTTAAATCTCCGCACCAACATGGGTGAGCATTTTGAGGCTGGTTTTATCATCACGACTTGTGAGATTGATGGTCAAACGCATTATTTTCATGCTAGCGTGGGGAATAAGTTTGCCATTAAGGGCATATTGGAGAACTACATGGAGACTCATCACTACGGAAAAGAGGAGTAAATCATTGACTTTAACATCGTGCCTGTATAATTAATTGACCCTTATGCCCAGCAAGAAGACTCCTAAAGAACTTATTTTAGCAAGAGCCAAGGAGCTTACTGATGCCCATAACTATGAAACTCCCTTGGAGTATAACAGGGCACTTCGTTATTATTTGAATGAAGTGGCTAATGTAATGAGCCCTTATGCCATCCCTGCCACTGGAATGCAGACGGAGGAAGTTGAAGTGCCGGATTCCATGCTCAAGAGAGATGGTTATGGAAATCTTCCCAAAGGTGATAATCAGAACAATGTTGCTACCCACACAGAGATGGGGGATAAATCTTTTAGCGAGAACGTATCGTCATCCCTTAAAGCCGGTATTGAGGCGGCAAGGCCCACAATAAAAGCCGGTATTGAGGGTGCAAAGCAGATGTTTGCCCCTGCATACAATGCAGTAAAGGGGGCTGTGGATGTGTATTCTGGACAAGCGGCTATTGATGAGTATGGGAGGGTGGCTAGGCTCAATAAGGAGCAAATTGAACTCCTTAATAAGACTAATGATATGTCTGAACAGGAGCTTAAAGCTCTGCATCAAACAATAGACTCAAGAAAAGCCACGATTGCATCTGTTAATAATGTATCGCAGTCAATTAATGATTTGTATGAATCTGCTCATAATGCGGCTCAATCGACAAAAGAAAAACAACAAGCAAGCCATGACGAATGGTTGAAGCACGAGGCTGATTTTAACGCATCACAGGAAGAATACAAAAAGCAATCAAAGCAAAAGCAGGATGAAATGTTAGCTGATAGTGAGGCAAGGGCTAAAGCCAAAGTTCAAGCTGAATATTCCGGCAAGTCTCCAGATGAAGTATTGGCTCACTACGCAAAGAAATACAATAGGCCAGACTATATGCCAGCATCCATGCAAGGAAAAGATGAGGCATCATCTCTTCCAACTCCTGCAAAAGATATGAGCCCCTATTCCATTGAGGCTTATAACGCTAGGAAAAAGGCTTCTATGGAAGGAAGAGCAGGCTCCACTTCAGCCTCAACAAGATAAACAATTATGGCCTCCCTTTCTTATTCTGCCGCTCAATCTCTTCTTGCTCCCTACATTAGTAGTCAAGGAAGCTCTGATCCGGCTGTTGGAACTGCGATTAATTTTGTAAATGAAAGATTCATCACTTCTGGCGATTGGAAAGGAAATCGCTTCATCACTAGCTTCACTCCTTATCTTAACTCTACGGATGGTAATTATTATTTTGATACTACTGCTGGCGTTGAGTCTGTGCTGAAAGTGATCGCAATCGACACTACCCTTAACTGGGGGGAGATTGTTAATGTGCTGGATGATTGGTATCAGTTTAACGAGGCTGGAGTAGGGTGGATGAGTAATCAGTATGCTGGAGACACGCAGATCATTAGGGTGGGGAACAAGCCATCTGCGGCTCTCCCATCCGGCGGCACTGGTGACATTCAAACCTACCGCATTGTTGGGAAGATCCCAGAGACTCGCACGTTGTATTGTTTGGTTAAGAGAGGGTATGTGCCTCTGGTTAATCCTACTGATGCTCTCATTCCCTCCAATCGAAACGCATATCGTTATGGCGTACAGGCATATATTTATGAAAATACTAACGAGCTTGAGAGAGCCCAAGTGTATTGGGAGCTTGCTTACAAATGTCTAAACGAAGAAGCGGCGGCATTTGAACAGGGAAGCGAAGCTGAAGTAGAAATTCAATGGAAGGCATTTGCTCCTTCAAACATTTACAACCTAATTTAATGATATGAGTTCAATGACGAACACTAATGATAAAACAACCGAGGGTGGAAATGAGGGTGGTTTTTGGAATGATGTTGCCCCCATGATGAGGGGGGTAAAGCCTTTAGAGCAAAGCTTATCAGAGGCTGTTAGGGCTAGGGAAGGAAAGGTGATGAAGCAAGATATCATCACAAGCAGTGAAGCCGCATTAAAAAAATCAGACAAACAATTTGCACAAGACTTTCATCAAAAGCTTCAAAATGAAGCCGCAATGGTTGAGGCAACAGGAAAGCCACTCACTACAGGTGGTGGCGGTGAATACAATCCATTTAAAGATCCATTTAGAGTGGGGGAGTTTGCACAAAAGGAGAAAATGGGAGCAATGCTTGGAGAGGCATCTGCTCTTGAAAAAATGACACCAACTCAAAGGGCTTTTTACAATGAATCACGCAAAGGACAGGGCAACATTCCATCCACATCCACTAATGGAGATGGTCATGTGGACTTGACGAGTAACTCCGACAGGAATAAGGCCGCATACGATGAGCATACTCAAGGAAATCAATAATATGGCAAATTCATTTACCAACTCCTATTCTTCTGATGCCTTTCAAGGACAAGACGCACAAAACACGGCACAGAGAAGCGATAAGAAATCCGAAGCACTTATGGATGATCACAAAGAAGTGAGCAGTCCAGATTACGCTCCATCTGTTCCGCAATCATCCTCATCTGACATTAATCCCGACACGGGGATGAATACCAAGACAGGAGAAGTGGGCAGGGTTATTTCCAACTCAACCCCCAGCCCATACGGAAGAGAAATTGGAAGTCCATTTATTCCATCCAAGCATGAAGCTGATTTAGTCATTGCGGCTAAAAGAAAGCTTGAAGTTGAGGATTTAGCTCGTCACATTCAAGACAAGGAAAGGCTTTCTTGGGCAGATGCGACAAAAAGAGCTGATAGCTTCCTTACTTTGCAGAGTGCTAAAGAGGAAAGCAAAATTGCAATGGACAATGCCAAGATTGCAAAGCAAACAAGAGAAACTCAATCACTCACTGCTAGGGCAAAGTTTGAAGAAGAATTTGCTGGCATTAGTCCCGCAGATCCAGATGCCCCTAAAAAATACAATAGCGTAATGGCTAAATATGCCCCATCTTTGGCTGGCACTTCTCATTTTACGGAAGCCCAGACAATGGTTAATCAAGGGCTCACTCACACGCAGAACTTCCTTAAATTTGGACAGGCACAACTAAAGAGAGAGCAGTTGGAAGATGTTAGGCAACAAGCCGGAATGGCTATGAGTTTGATTTCTGGATATTCTGAAAATGAACTTAATGACTTTATGCAGTCTGATGATTACAAAAACATTGCCGGACAGGGAATGATTGGAAGGTCTGTGACTGCCGCAATCGCAAACAGGAAAAAAGAACTCAATGCGATTAAGGCTAATCAAATGGGTGCATCTAACCCTAATTTGGAAATTGTTGGATATGACCCCAAGAGTGGTGAGGCGATTTACAAAAAGAAAAAAGAACAATTAAATCTCATGGGATTAGTAACAGGAGATCAGAAAACCCCCTCTACTCCTCCCCCTGCCGCTGTACAGCCTCCGGCAAATGATGGCGGGCAATTACCCGGGGATGAGGGACTTACAGAAACTGATTCAAGCTTGGGCACGACTTATTCGGCTCCCGCACCTAAATCGGCGGCCCCATCAACCGCCCCTACTGCGACTCCATCCTTCTTTCCCAGTGGACAAATAGAGATTGGTGGTGCTAAAACAAGGAAGCCTCTTTCCGAGATAGCACCCCAATAAAATGCCCATAACCACCCAGCAACTTTCTGATGCGAGAAAAGAAGGTTACTCTGATGAGGAAATCTACAATCATTTAATTCAGTCAAATAAACAATTTGAGGAGGTGAGGAACGAGGGGTATTCCCTTGATGAATTAGCTTCTCATTACGATCAAACAAAAGGAGGTGGAAAACAAAATGTCCAAGATCAAACAGGGGCCAACTCGGATCGCAATGCGGAACGAGAAGCCAACGAACAAGTCGGGAATCGCAATGAAACCCTCAACGCCAGTGGTCAAGAGCCACGGATTCTGCAAGACGGAGGGTCGCAATACCCTAGTCAAGATGGAAGCCAAGAAGTTGAAGGTGAACTAAAAGTTCAGCCTTCATTTCAGACAGGAGGTGAATCAGTTGAACAAGCCCAAAAAACCAAAGCCAGATACAGACAAGAAGGGGAAGAAGCTAGGAAAGCAATACCAGTCGAAGATGATGCGTGGAACAAAGCGAAACTAAATGTTGATGCTTTCCCAACGCAAACCATCGGAGAGAAATTCGGTGAAGGAATGAAGCAAACTCCCCCTAAAAGGGGGCTTGCGGAGCTTGCGGCGGCTGGAATTAGTGCTGGAGGTTGGGATTGGTTAGAGGCTGGAGCTGGAGCCATGCGTGATTTAAGCGAAGAGCAAAAGGCTGGGAAGTCTCCAGTTTTAACTCCTAGCGGAGTTGTTGCATCGGCACCAATTCAAATTGCAAGGCTTTCTGAAATGCTTATTGGTAAAAACAAGTTTTCTGATGCCATCTACAACACTCCAGAAGAGCAAAGAAAAGATTTTGCAGAAAAAGCAAAGTCATTAGATTTAAATCCAGAGGAACAAAAATCACCACTTGATTCTTTTGTTTTTCTTACTGCTAAATTTGTTCCAGATTTGCTCACTGCGGCAATGAGTGAAGGAGGAAAAGCTCCGGCACTTGCAAAAGACGTATTAAGATACAAAAACATTTTTGAACCAATTGCAGAAAAAGCAGTTCATGGAATTAAGGCATTTTTTCCAGCCTCTGTTAAGACAATGCAAAATGCTATCGACAATAGTATTCAGCAAGGAAAGTCTCATGATGAAGCATTAGTTGATGGAACAAAAGCATTGGTAGAATCAGAAGCTGGTGCGGCACTTCCAATGCAAGTTAGTTCTGGTTTGTCAAATCCGCTTAAACGAGCCGCAAGTAAGTTTTTGCAAGCTGTTCCATTAGTTGTTGCTCAACAAGAATTGGCACAAAAGGTTGGTCAGTTAATTAAAAAAGATGAAAACGCTCCTCTTACGTTTTCAGAAAACCTAGTTTCTGGAAATTTTTCAGAGGCCGGAAAACAATTGTTACAAGCCGCACCAATGGCAGTATTGGGAGTGGCAGGAGAAAGCACTTACAAGAAGCCAGTTAACAAGAATGTGTTAGAGCATATTTCAGAAGTTGGACTTCCTAAAACTGCTGAAGAATTTAAAAAACAATCAGCGGAGACAACCATTGCGGAACCAACGCCTATTACAATCACTGAAACAACTACCGCAACAGAGCCGGAAACTAAAACAACAACCGAGGAACCACCAAGTGAAACAGAAACAAAAGAGCCGAGCCCAAGTGGGGTATCTTCTGTCGAAGGGGAGCCCCCTGTCGAGCAAGCAACAACAGAAACTCAAGAAGGAACTACACAGCGGGAAGGTGAAGGTAAAGAAGAAGTAGCTCCTGCGGAGCCTCCTGTTGCAGAGGAGGTGGATCATGATCAAGCTCGTGAGCAAACCCCTGTATTGCAAGACCACAAAATTCAGCAAGTTGTTATTGATGCTCCTCAAGCAAATGGAACAACCAAGCGTAAGGTTGTTCACAAGGTTGTAGAAATCTGGAAAGACTCTAAAGGAAACATTATTGAGGGACAATCGTTCGGTGGGAATTTAAGCAAGTCCGAGGCAGTTAAGATGAGAAAACAGCTTAACAAAGAATCTGACATTGTTAAAACTGGCCCACAAAAGGGATTTGGAACTTGGGGAATGCACCCAGTTATTCAATACCTACTTGAGAATCCCATTAGATCAAGAACAGAAATTGCTAAAAGGGCCAAACAAAAGGGAGAGCCCATGCCAGCCGAGTATGATGACGTTCCTGTTTTAAAGGATAAGCGTCACAACGCTATCTATGGCGGCACACAAGATATAGATCAAGCCCATCAAGAGCTTGTTGATCTTGGATATATGTCACCAGACACAAGTGTTTCTGATCTTTGGAACCTTATCGAAAGGGAGTCACAAAACGGCGATAGGAACCGAATGGCTGAACAAGCCCAGAAAAAGAAGTGGGAAGCTGAAGCCAAGAAAGCCGCCGCAGAAGAACGCAAGGCCGCCAAAGCCGGAAATGCTCCTCCCACTCCAGAAACTTTAGAACAAAAGGCAGACGCTTACATTAAGCAATCATCAAGAGAGGGGCGTTTATATACATTCAACCCAGCTTTAGTTACGGCTATGATGTATAAGGCCGCCGCATCTATTGCTCGTGGAACTATTAAGTTTGCACCTTGGGCCGCCAAAATGCTTCAAGAGCGAGGCAGGGCTGTTAGAGAGGTGTTGCATGAGGCTTGGGTTAAAGGAAAGATTTTGCACGAAGAGCTTTTCCAAAGAAAGCTTTCAGAAGAGTCAAAGAAGGTTGCCGCAAGGTTTGTAGAAAACCCAAAAGGCACTCGTGTAATGTCTGCCGCATACAGAGATCCAGACACTGGAATAATACATGAAGCGGCTGATCATGAGTCAGCAATGACAAAGGCTGGTAAAACTCCAATCACTGATGCAGAAGGGCGTGAGACTGATGACTTTGGATTCATGACAGACAAGGGGGAGTTTATTTCCAGAGACAAAGCTAGGGAAGTTGGTGAGAAGTCAAAGCAAGTTCTACCAAAGAGCATGAGCGGAAGGGAGAAACTTCATTCAATTGACATAAATCTTTCTGGATACAACTCAAAGGGAGAAAGGATTGTTGATCCCCTGTTGTTTTCGGAGCGTCCTAAAGCCGCAGTTGCACAACAACTTAATCTTGCTCTTGAGAAGATGATTAAAGACTCAAATGTGTTGAGGGAGATTAGAGATGGATTGTCTGGAAGGATTCCAAACATGAGCGTTAAAGCACATCGTGAATTGCTTAACACGATGAGGAAAATGCAACTCACTCATGACGATCTTGAAACACTTGGAATTAAAATCCCAGCAACAAGACAAATTGACATTCTTCTTCAATCTACAAAAAAAAGTGCCTACCTGTTTGCAGACTTTATTGGAAACAAAAAAATACCAAGGCTTGATCGTGCAGGTGTGTTTACTAATGCATACGAGCTTGCTTACTCAAGAGCCGCAGTAACAAGGCTTGTTAATGATTTAATTACTGATGTGTTTGGAGCTGATTACAACAACACAGAAAAGATGAAGCGAACAATGCAAGTAATTGTTAATGACAATATCTTGGGTGGTTACGATCAAGCACAGAGGGCTCTTGAGAAAATTAACAAACTAATTGAAGATAATAAAGGAACAGCTAAAAAAGCTGACATGGATTCCCTTTATCAACAGCAAAATAAAATGAATAAGTTTATTGCTGAAATTGAAGATGTTAGGGATATTGGTGAGCTTAATGCTTCAGTTGAGGCCGCTAAATTAGATTCAGAGGTTGTCGGTCATATTGAAAAATGGAAAGAAAAAGTAGCCCCTGTCATGGAAGAGCTTTATAGAACCATGAAGGGAATTAAAAAAGATCAAAAGATTAATGAAGATCTTATTGAAGAAACTCGTGGTCGCCACTTTGGAGCCCGAATAAACCTATTGCCAGAGTCTGAAATTGAATCAGTTGTTGGTTATCATGACCACACAAAGCCAATGCCGACTCTTGATGTGACTGATTTCCTTTCTCCTATTAGGGCAAGTTATCGAAATCCAGATATTAAATATGATAAGTTTTTGAATAGGGCGAGATTCACTGATGAATACTCCACAGACCCATTCCTTATTCTTACCAATAGCCTTGGTACGAGACATCACGAAGCATCAAAGATAAACTTTTATGATGCTTTGGTTGCAAATGGGGCCGGATATCTTGTTCCAGCATCCGAGAAGGGGCCAAAGTTAATTAATGGAAAGCCAGTTCAAATTAGGGAAATCAAATACCCTGTGTTCAACAATGAAACTGGAGAAACAACACTACGCACATTTAACCTTCATGTGGATGCAGACCTTAAAGGAGAGCTTGATAACGTGCTAGGAATTCATGATGCTGGTGAGCCAAATCCATTATTAAGGGGTTTTACGGCTGTCCAGATGATCGGTCTTGCTGATGCCACATCCCACTTAAAGAACTTGCAAGCAGTTTTGGCAACATCTCTTGGCAGGGGATCTATTGGTAAAGACATTGTTTCAAAAATTCCATTTGTTGGCACTTCTCAAACATTTGCTGAAGTTAGAAAAATATGCAAACAAATTTCCGCAGATTCACCAGAGATTAGAAAAGAATTAGCCCAGCTTGCAAAACAAGGATTGATTAGGCAAACGATGCCATCAGAGGGGATTCAGAAAATATTGGGAATGCACGACCTTATTCATAACGTGGATACAGCCGCTCGTATAATTATGTCCAGACGTTATGAAAACCTAGTTAAAAACTATGGTGCTGTTGATTCACTTGAAGGAAAGATCAAGTTCGTAAATCAGCTTGGAGAATACAACAGAAAACTTATGGGAAGATTTGAGGCGGCAATGAGAGATCAAGGTTGGTCTCCATTCATTGTTGCCGGAAGGGCAATGGATAGGTTTGCTAGAAGAAGCGTGATTGGTGAATACGGATTTAAAACCGAAACAACAAGAGGGGCACTTACTGCCAGAGCCGCACAAATGAGCGGATTGGTTTTTGCTTCAATTATACCAATGATGGCAAACATGGCACTTAATGGAACTCCAATGGGAAGAACTGGAACTCCAATTGGTGCAATTGATTTTGGCCCAATGTTTGACACTGATGATGGCAAACACAGAGTGTTTGATTTATTTCAACTTATTGGATTAAGAAGAGGAATGCGTCAACTTGGAATAAATGCCGCACTTGAAGGAATGAGAAATGGAAAGGATTGGGAGGGAATTGCACAAGATGCACAAAATGACATTTTAACAACATCCGCTCATGCATTTGTTGGCCCCGCTGTTGGCACTTTAGCCGAAGGATTATCTGGTCAGCGAATTGATTTGCGTTCTGGCTATGGTCAATCATTTTCTGCCAGAAAAATTGAACATGGTTCCCAGATTGTTGAAAACCTTCGTACTGCATTTAAACATCTTAACACCCCAATATACGGAGTTGGTGCCGGAATAGATAAACTTACAGGAAAGGCTTTAGGAATGAAGGAAGGCCCGATGCAATCAATGCTAACTAAAGCCGGAGTTCCAAAAGACATCGAACAGCAATCCGTTCCAAAAGAAATTTTTGATGCCGTTTTGTCATCACCATTATCTGCAATAGGTCTTAATTTGAGGGGTATTGTTTCTCCGGCTCTTAAATTAGCTAGTCAGCTTGGTCAGAAACAACAATACACTCCAGAGCAAGATATCAGATATCAAGCTCGTAAAGATGTGTTGGATGCCTATCAACGTAAAGATAAAGATGGAGCCCAGCAAATTTATTTGCAATACAAGAAGGATGGAATATTAACTGCGTCTGATGACAAGGCTTTAAGGGCACAAATCCAACAGCCCAATCTTTTGATCAAAAGAGTGAAAATGCTTAAAACGCCGGAAGAAGCAGTTAGAGTGTTTAGGGTTGGAGACGGAAAAGAACAGGATGACATTCTTCCATTTGTTGTTGGAAAGATTGAAAGATCCAACACTCTTTCTGCGGAAGAAAAGATCAATATGGTAAAATCTTTAAAGTCCTACATTAAAAAAGACTCGAAATTTTACAGGAAGTAACATAGGGTATTTGTTTTATGGCGACTTCCAAGCAACCTAAATTTCCCCACCCAGCTCTTGAAATTGGGGTTCCTAGCTATCCTACGCCGCAGATTCCAGACTTCATTTCGCAGTCTGGGCACATTGTATTGGTGGAGAAAGTTAGTTCAGAGAAGGGAAGCTATAACCCACAGCAACCAGCAATCACGGAGGCAAATGCCCCAATCTACACTGGAAGGGATGCAAACAAATGGCCTTCTCCTCTATATTTGGTTCACATTAAACCAGATGAATCTGGTGAGTTTGTATTTAGATATTGGGCGAATGATCGCACTTTAGCCTCTCAAGACCCTTGGAACTATGGGATCACATACGATGGCGGCGACCCAAACTATCCAACATACACTAGAGAATACATAGTTCCTAGAGATCAATATGCGGCAGTGCCGGTGGGTGGGCAAGACCCCACATTTGGTGCTGGTCAAGGAGTCACGTTGAATGTGAGTGGCACAACCGCCACTATCACAGGAACGAATTTCAGCTATGCACAGGGTGCAAACATTTATGTTTATACCCAAAGCACAACCACGCAAACCACACAGCAGAAGTATGCGTTGGGTTCTTTCACCCTACTCACTGCATCTGCCACGACCCTCACCTACGCAGTTCAGTCTGGGGCAACTAATCCAAGCGTTCCTATATTCATTAATCCGACAGTTATTAGTGAGCAGGAAATGCAAGAATTGCCGGAGGACAATCCTCTTCGTTCTCGTTATGTGAAGGTGAAAAGGGTGTATGAACCCATACCTTCAACAGTCCTAACAACGAATGTTAATAAGGGTGGTCTGATGGGCATTACGGCAAAGAGTGATCAGCTAGTCACTGCCGCCACGAATCCTAATCCCCTTTCTCTTAATCTTTCTGGTCAAAGTGTGGTTGAGTCTCAAGTTGAGCATATCAGTGCCAACAAGTCGAACCTTACCAACGTCATCACTACAGGCCCCTACAGCCTCTCTGGGGACTCTTTAAACAAGTTTGGCACTACGGAGACCACCACGCAATCAATCGTTTCCTACGGCACTTCAGCAACTACTACAGGGGCTTTATTGTTTTCGGATGAAATAAGCCCAATTGATTCCACCAAGTCACAGCGTAAGCAAGTGGTTCTGGATGGCGTGCCTCCCGCTCTTACGACTTACGACTCCACTCAAGACAATGCGATTGTTCAAACCATCACTACGCATTTAAGTCGAAACATATCTAGTGGTGCTGGGGCATTCACACAGCCAATCTCTCCAGCATCTCAAGTGACGTATTCCCCCACTGCGGCTACTAATGTTGGTGGATACGCAACACTCACGTTTTCAGCCCTTCCCAATATCTCTGTGGGTGATTTGGTTTCCATGTCTGGGGTGTTTAGTAGTGGATGGGGGCTTCCTGTAGTTACAGCAACTGGATCTCTTAACGGATACGCAACACTCACATTTCAAACTCTAATATCTACGGACGTTTTGGTTGGGGATCAGATTAGGATTAGTGGTCAATCTTCTAATGGATGGGCGGCTGGAACTTACACGGCAACAGCAGTCTATCTTTCAACTAAAGTTGTCGTGTTGAGCTTGCCAGCAACAGGAGCGTCTGCCGCAACTGGGTATGCACAAAACACCAGCACGAAATATGCCGTCACTGTCATCACCACATCATCCCCCTACACAATCACATTGAGCCTTCCTGTGGTGGGGGATGCCAACACAGGCGGTGCTGGAACCTACACCATCACTCAAAACAATAATAGGCTTCTACAAACGGCTGATGCTGATATTGGATTCCCTTGGGTTAGGAGAATTAGCAAGTATCTTCCAACGGCCTACACTTCTGTTAATGGGTATGTTAAACTGCCTCCAAGCAGGACTGAATACAAAACAATTCAATTCAGTTTTCCGGGACTAATATACACTTGGGGGGATTCAACTGCACCGAATGGGGCATCTACAACATACAAAGCCGCATTCACTTACCCACAAAACAGGCTTCCTGTTGACATCACTTGCACTCAAAAAATGGTGTATTCATATTCTGAAACACCCCCAAATCTGTCTGCTTTAAAGTTCTTTAAAGTTATTACACAACCTTGGGCGATTCAGATATTTGGCATACCTAAAAATACTATTCACCCTCCAGCTCCAGCTTCTTATAAAAACAATTATACTACTGATAACAACATTCAGTTTAGCTCCTTTGGTGGATCTGCCTCAAATCCCACTACATATAAAATAGGCCAACAGATTCTCATTGGAGGTGATGCCCAGTTGTGGCAAGGTGGAATCTACGTTCAACGTCTTATTTACACACAGGAACCATTAAGTTAATTTTATGTCTTGGACTACCGCAACAGCAACTTATTCTGAAGATTCTTCCACTCACGCTGGAACATTGGCTGTATATCAAGGTGGAACAACGTTATTAACTGCGGATCTTTTATATTACATAACAGTTCAAGGCTACACCACAGCAGGAATATCGGGGGCTTTAAGTCCGGCGGCTTGGTTTATTACTTGGGATCAAACTTCCTCTACAGCAGGATATGCAAATGGAGTGGCTCCATCCATTCCAAGTGAAATTTATGTTGGGGGATACAACACATCCACAGGAGACACATATAGCGATATTTGGAATTTTAATTTAAAACCAAATGGCATTTGGACTCTTACGGCAGTTAAATCAAGCACAACAAATTCTACGGCGCACCCAACAGAAGCGTTTTTTGTTGGTTATGATAGCGTAAATAATCTTACTTATACCAAACAGCTCACCTTTACTTGTTAATGGAGCCTAATTATAAATTCAATGAAGAGCCGTTTGCTCAAACGGCAAGCGTGAGTTTTGTTGGAGGTCAATTAAAAGTTTCTGATTCTTTAAATTTTCCAGTTGATTTAAGTGTGGTTAATCAAGAAATAGCCACTTTAAATAACTCTATCAGCGATCTTCATTCTCAATATCTTAATCTTTATTATAGTGTTACTGCAAACACAGCAAGCATCACTTCTATTAATGCACAGCTTGCCACATTAACTAATGAAACAATCCCAGCATTAAGCACACAGATTTCAACATTAAACACAACTATTGGAACCCTTTCCCAGCACGCATACACTGTTTGCATTAACGGAACTCCCACATCAATCACAATATTGTCATCTCAATAGTGTATGGCCCAAGTGAGATATTTTGGATTGTTCCCTTGGTGTGCAACTGCTATTAATGATGGATCATTAATAGGGGATAAAACATTTTATCCTATTGGATTGCAGGAAAGTGAAATGGTGGCATTTTATTGGAAGGTTAAGTCTTGGAAAGTGACTGTGCATTCAACAGCCAATGAAAATGCACCACCATCTTCTGCTTGCACTCATGGATTTTCAAATTCAGTTGATGCAACTGGATCTATTGAATTAATGATAGGAGGACAATCTCCTTTGTCCAGCGAGAGTCAATTGATTTGTCAAGCATCTCCTCATTTTACAATAAATGGGTCTTATCCAGCTCATCCCACATCTACTCGCATTGATTGCACAGGAGCCACATCACATCCAGATGCGGGCGGGTTAATTTATACCGCAGAGTTAGGATCAAGCGTTTATTATTACAATGGTTTATATTGGCCTTACATTAACGTATATGGAGGTGTTGCTCCTTGGTCGCAATTTAATCCAATTTCAATATCTGGGCTTACATTTACATCAAGTTGCACGATTTCATCACCTTTTTTCGGTACAAGACAAATAAATATTTATAACAATTGGTCTCCATCTAATAGCACGTTAACTGGATATTCAGCAACCTCCAATCAACTGGTCACTATTGAAGCGGATAGTTATTGGCCTTACAATCCATAATTCCCTTTACAAAAGATTGCGAATAGTGCAATCAAGTGGATATTGAAATGATTGTTGCGATCTCATATTACGAGGGAGATAGGGAGCTGATGAAGCGTTGGGCTCGTCATGTGGAGAAGCTTGGCCCATATCCCAACCACACCATATTTGTTGCTCCTGCTCATCAAGCCACTACCGAAGGCGTGATAGAGCATTTACAGGGATTCGGGAAAGTAGTGGTAAAGAATTGCTGGCACACCGAAAGAGGATGGCCCATAAGTTGCAATGCCGCCTTTGAGTTTATTGGAAGAACCGCCGAAGAGCAATTTAAGGCACCATTTTTATTTATGGAGCCGGATGCAGTCCCTCTTTGCAAGGGGTGGATTGATCAAATTGAGGCTGAATACAAAACTTGTGGAAAGCCATTCATGGGTGATTTTGTTAATACGCAAGCCTATGATCATCTCAAAGGTGTTCCCAATCACATGAGCGGCATTGCAGTCTATACCAATTTCCTTTCATATAACGCTCCATCCATTTTCAGAAATGAAATAAATGCTTGGGATATTGTTTCCGCAAGGGACGTTGTTCCTAAAATGCACAGGACAAATCTTATTCAGCACGACTTCGATACTAAAAATAGCAAGTGGAGAAAAGATAACATAGATGCCTCTTGCGTTAAGCAGGGTGCTGTTATATACCATCCAGATAAGAAAGGCGTTCTATTTAATGACGGATTATCTCCGAATGGTGTGCAGGGAGATCCTGCAACTGGTGGCGACTTGGTTGCTCGCAATCCACATGAAACAAAGGATATCCTAATCACAACTAAAACAATTCCAGCCGGAACTCCTTTAGCAGAGGAGGAGGCAATTCAAAAAGCCATCAACATTTTATTATTCCATGCCTCTATCAGCTCCAAAAACAAAAAGAAAATCACGGAATGGCTCTGCGAAAAAGGACTATCTGCCAAAGCCAAAAAAGGGGCCAAGCGTGTTGGAGGTAAGGTTCGTAAAAACGTGGGCACTACTAAAGGACGCTCCGGCGTTGGTGGAGGAACACAGATTCCACGAGACACGGAAGTGGCGGTTTGATTTCGCCCATTTAAATAGCAAGACAGCTATTGAGATTGAGGGTGGTGTTTGGTCTGGGGGCCGACACACAAGAGGGGCTGGTTATGCCAAAGACGCAGAGAAATACAACGAGGCTAACTTTGCTGGCTGGGCTGTGATCAGATTGGTAGGCCCAATGATCACATTTGAAAATTGCGAGAAAATCAAAGCCTTAATAGAATCTCGTTGATTAGTTAGTTTGGTTTTAGTAATAGCTTGATCCAGCGTATCTGGATTCGCTACCAGAGTTCAAGCGTAGGAGAGGTCGCTTCTTCAAAAAAACAAGGCTTAACATTCGTTCAGCAAAACCTAACTTCAACAAAACAATAAATCAATTTTATGGCTAATAGTAGCACTTTGATCAGTTGTGGAACAGTCAATGACCTCTTCCAGAGGGAAACTGGCCGCTTCTCAATTGACGTACATGAGCGGTATAGCGTGGATGGCCCTTGGGGTCGTCTAGTCCGTGTGGGTAAGTTCCCACAAGGCATGGGCACATCTCTGACCGAGGTCACCATTGAGCGTGTTCTTTCGGGTCAGTTTGAAGGCCCTATGGATGGAACGGATTGGGCTAACGTAGGCGTTGATAGCGGAAGCGGAACCACGATGGCTGGTTGCGTTCCTGTTCCTAACAACCTTTATTTCGGTCAGTCCACTCGTCCTTGGACTCTCCAGACGAAGAGCTATCAGACCCCTTGCATCTGCTTGGACGATCTGAAAACGGCCTTCGCCATTGAGAACCAGATCGCAAAAACTGTCCAACAGCTTACACAGCTCACCAAGACAGTTCTGGACAACCGCCGCCGCTCTCAATACTTCATCCAAGTCAACAAGATTGTTGCTGGATCTAGCACTGAATATTACTCCAGCACTGGAACTATCAACACGGCTAACGGAGGCAATCCTCTTCCTCTCCCAACCTTCCAGCTTGCACAGGATCAGCTTGATGAGCTTCGTGTGCAGTTGATTCGTGATGGTGCAGGACACAACGCTCTTGGTAAAGAGAACGGAACTCCTGTTCTTGGTCTTATCACCAGCCCAGAGACGAGCCGTCAGTTGCTCCGTAACAACAGCGATCTTCGTCAAGACCTTCGCTTTGCAACCCCAAGTGAGCTTATCGCTCCCCTTGGAGTTGAGCGTAGCTTCGGAGGATTCTACCACATGATCGACCTTGAGGTTCCTCGTTATACTTGGAACGGCTCGGCGTATGTTCAGCAGTATCCTTACGTCAACAACGGAACAGGAAATAACTATATCTGGAACATTAATCCAGCATATAACACGGCTCCTTATGAAGCCGCATTTATCTTCCACCCAGACGTTTACGAAGAGAGCGTCCAGCAAGTTGGGCCTAATATCCCCGGAGCCGCCTTCGAGGATTATCCATATTACTACTCCGGCCAGTTTTTCTGGCTGAACATTAGAGATGCGGTGAACAACCCTCTCGGCAAGGTAGGTCGCTGGCTGTCCGTTTTCACGAACGGATCTCGTCCAATCGCCCCTTACCTTGGTAGGGTGATTATCCACAAGCGTTGTGCAAACGACTTCTCGCAAGTTGGTTGCTCCGTCTACAGCTCCTAGTCAGAGCTAGTTGGTTCAAGAGAAGGCTCCCTAGAAATAGGGAGCCTTTTTCTTTGCCCTTGACCAATAACTTTAATTACAATTTACTAACTAAATGCCAGCCACTACAAATAACATTTCTGTAGAGCAGAATGTTCCTTATTCCTTCAATATTAACGTGCAGGATTTTTCTGGGAATCCAGTTAATGTGAGTTCTGGATATACCTTTTCTTGCAAAATTAGGGCTGATTATCAATCTTCTCCTATCATCACCCTATCTTTAGGAAATGGAATCAGCACTTCAGCAACCACTCCATACCCAGTTGCAGTTTCTTTAACTGCGGCTCAAACGCTTTCCTTGCCTGTAACTACTTCCTTAACTCCGTTTTTATATGATGTGTTGATGACTCAAACAAGCAACAATGGGAATACCATGCTTGTAAGGGGAACGATCAACGTTGTGGGAGCTATCACTCGGTGAGTGTAATTTATCAAGCCCCTGCAATTAGTTCTATTGCTTATAAAGCAAGTTCCGTTTCTGTTGTTTCGGCTTCAGTATCTATTTATTCAATATCTTATTTATTGATTGGAGGGGGAGGAGCTTCTGGAGATTCTTCAGAAGGCGGAAATGGAGCTGGCGGAGGAGGAGCTGGCGGAGTTATTTCATCTTCACTTTCAGTAATATCAAATAATCCAATTTCATTATCAATAGGAAGCGGAGGGGTTGGTCAGGGAACAGATTTATCTGGAGGAAATGGGAATAGTTCTATTATTTCTTATGGTTCATTTTCAAATGTGGCATTAGGAGGCGGAGGGGGAGCTGGAGACATAAACCCATATTTAAATGGAAAAAACGGAGCTTCTGGTGGAGGAGCTGGAACAGATAACACTTTAGTAGGAACGTTTGGACTTGGAACTACAGGGCAAGGATATAACGGAGGATCAACCAATACATACACAGGAACATCTGGAGGGGGAGGTGGTGGTGCTGGAGGGGCGGGAGGTACTCCGTTTGGCGACATAGATGGAAACAACCACGGAGGTGCTGGAGGCAATGGAGTGGCATCATCTATTACTGGTAATTCGGTTTATTATGCGGCTGGCGGAGGAGGAGTGGGTGCTGATATTGCTGGAGCAAATGGATTGGGTTGGCCTAGTTATGGCAGTGGTGGAAATGCTCCCTATCAAGGAGCCTTTTCAGTTGCAGGAATAACAGGGGCTTGTATTCTTTCCATTCCAACAGCCAGCTACACTGGTAATTATTCTGGAACTCAAGAATCTGGCTATCCAAAGGTTGTGGGATCAAATACCTTGCTGTGCTTTGTATCTGGGAACGGATCATATTTGACTTAAACCCATTGACTAATCTTTTCTAAACAACTAAATATTCACGCACTATGAGCGTTTCTTTCCCAATTCCCCAAGGTTATTCAGCCCCAGATGGCACTAAAAAGGGGCAGGAGTTCTCTGAAATGGCCTCATTCACATTTGAAGGCGATAAGATGACGCTCGTTTCAGTTGGTCAGGATAAGACCCCTCTCTCCTCAAAGAAAGAGACCACCAAGCCTAAAAAGGGTGCTGACGCAATTAAGGAACAGCTTTCGGCCCTTGAAGATAAGAGTGGCAGTGAGCAGATGGAAGATACTGGAGCGGAGCAAGAGTAATGCACAGCACAGGAACAACGCCAATCTTGGGGGCCGCTACTAGCATCACGTTCCTAACTTGTTCGTTCATTCCAGATGTTCCGCCTATCGCTCAATGGATTTGCCTTGTTTTATCTGCTGTTGCTTCTATAATCACCATCGTTAGAAACTCTCACAAATCTCATGAATAATTTTGGATCATATAACCCAGTAGTTGCTCGCCCTCAAGACGGAGAGCTTATCACGCTTTGCCGAATCCTTGACACGCTTGCCCTTAACTCTGGGGCAGAGCAAGCTCCTGTTACTAGCCCAGCCATTACTGGTGGAGTAACAACCGCTGGAACTAATGCGTATGTGGTTAATTGTGCTGATATTTCCACTCTCACTTTTTCTTCTACCCCCTCCACTTCTCCGGCCCCCGCTTCTGGAAGCCAGATCACTATCTATGGATCTGTGGATGGCGTTAAGTATCTTCAGACATCTTTTACTGCCCTTACCACTGGTGGAACGGCTTCAGTATTTGCCGCAACATCTCAAACAATCGGTCAAATCAATTGTGTTGGCTTGTCGTATATTGCCTTTGCTATAAGCACTGCCATTACAACAGGATCAGTAGTTATCACCACTGTTGGAGCTAACGGAGTTAGCAATGTGATGCTGGATAATCCTCTTCCTGCTGGAAGCAATGTGATTGGTGGAGTTGCAACTCAAGCGGCTTCTGGTTCTCTCACGATGACTAATAGCAACGTGGGAACGTCATCTGCCACGCTTCTTGCGGCTAACTCCGCAACCAAGAGCCTTACGATCCAGAACACCCACGCCACACAAACACTTTATGTGAGTACCACAACCCCAGCCACAAACCTTAACGGAATTGCAATTGCGGCTGGAATTGGCTATCAGTTCCCATTTGTCCCCACAAACGCCCTGTATTGTTTAGGAAGTGGAGCAACTACTACCTACACACTCTGGTACGCTTAATAGCGTCCCCATAAATTATGGGATTTATTCTTACTAAAGGAAGATGGGATGATGTTGGGTTTATGAACCTTAATGTTGGTGGATCTCCAACATTTACAATCAGCTACTTAGTTGTTGCTGGTGGTGGTGGTGCTGGAGCAGGCTTGGCTAACGGAGTGCAGGGAGGAGGGGGCGGTGGAGGCCTTTTAACTTCATCAATTTCATGGAGTAGCGGAATCACATTTACAGCAGTTATTGGTGCTGGTGGGCCTATTGGATATTCTGATGGCAATGTAGATCAACAAGGATCTAACGGAGGAAATTCCTCTCTTGTGTATGGAGCAACTACTATTCTTGCTTATGGTGGTGGTGGAGGAGGAACTTCCGATTTTTCAGCAGGATTAAATGGAGGTTCTGGAGGGGGTGCTGGTTTTGAGCCATCTGGATCTGGAGTTTCTGGACAAGGAAATAATGGTGGTATTGGAGATATTGGCAGTGATTCTGGAGGAGGTGGGGGAGCTGGTGGAGTAGGTGGAGACGCATATACTGACGCTGATGACACTGCTTATTCTGGAAATGGAGGAAACGGATTACAACTTTCAATAACAGGAACTCCAACATGGTACGCCACAGGAGGAGCAGGGGCAGGAGGAAATGACAATGGAACAAATCCAACAGGATATGGAGGATATGGTTCTGGTGGATCTGCTATATTGGGATTAAGCGGAAACGGACACGGAGGGGTTGTAATACTTTCCGTTCCAACTTCCAAATACACTGGAAATGTAACTAATGCAGTTGTTACTACCAGTGGATCAAATAAAATTATTACTTGGAGTGGGTTAAGCGGAACTTACATTTCTTAATATGGCAAACTACGCACATATCACAAATTCAATAGTTGATGATATAATTTTAGCTGATTTGAATTTCATTGATTCGTTGGACAATCCTAACGAATGGGTAGATGCGACAGAATCAATTGTTGGAATTGGGTACAACTACAACGGAACATCTTTTTATCCTCCATCTCCGTTTCCATCTTGGACGCTTGATTCTGATCTAAAGTGGATTGCTCCAATTGCAAAGCCTACAGATGGTCAGAAATACAAGTGGGATGAAGCAAATCAAGAGTGGGTTGTTTTTGTTCCATCAAAGAAGAAATGAAAATAGCTTTCCTATGTCTCATAGCCATTGGTCTTGTGGGATGCTCTCACAACGATCCTCATGCGTTTATAGCCCCTTCTAATGCCGCTATCGTTGGTGACTTGGGGATTGCAAAGGCTTCTGCCGTGAAAGCCTCTCATGGGGACAAGCAAGCCGCCAAGCAAGTTGTGGATGAGCTTTCAAAAGCCCAAGCTGATCTTGGTGACTATGCAAAGAAAGTGGAGGCTCAAACAACATTGTTAACTAAAGCTTCTGATGAGGCCAATTATTGGCACTCAAAGCAAACTAAAGCTCTAAAAGAGCTATGGATTTGGAGGGCTGTTGCCCTTGGTTCCATCTTGGCAGTTGCGGGATGGATTGGTCTTAAAACAAGCTGGAGATTCTTTCTGTGACTTCCTCCACATGGCAGAGAATGTTTCTCTCCATCGTTGGAATATTCACGATTGAGGGAAGTTGGAGATGGGCAATAGCTCACCTCTACACCCTCCCCACCTACGCCATAGCTGGGTTTGTTTCCATCACGACAAACTGCTTCTATGTGGTGGGTAGTATCGTGATCTTCATGGTGACAGGAAGGCTAATCTACGAGTGGAGGATGAATACTAGCCAGCTTCAGAATGTGATTAGCCAGAGCAATGAAGGCAATGAGCAGGATGAAGAGGAAGAAGAGATTGATAGAGTTCCAAAACCAAAATACTTCGATGACAGATCGTTTTAAAAACAAAATAATTCCATTTATCTTCAAGTGGGAGGGAACAACCTACGAGAATGATCCAGATGACGCTGGTGGAGCTACCAAGTTTGGAATAGATCAACGATCTCATCCTTCCGTGAACATCAAGGAACTAACGGCAGAAGAAGCTACAGGCATTTATTGGTCTGAATATGTGAAGTATGCTTGCGATCACCTATCTCCTCCTCTTGATTGGGTGTTCTTTAACGCTTGCGTTAATTGTGGGATAGGAAGGGCACAGAAGATATACAATCAATCTGGAAAAGATGCTTCTAAATTTCTATCCTTACAGGATTCATTTTATGAATCTCTTGCAGAGTCAAAACCAATCACAAAGAAGTATTTAAAAGGATGGTTGGCTAGAACAGAAGATTTAAGAAAAGTTTGTAATCTCTCTTGATTCTCTCCTGCTCCGCAGGGGATGATAATCACTTCGTGATTTGCGTCAAGCAAATAATTTATAGGAAGTTTAGGAAGTTTAGGGAATTTACAAAAGCTTGACACTTTTTGATAAATGCATAGGATTTGTAACGGAATCATTGCTGGTTGCATTGGAAATATCCGATGGTGGGTCGCACCCATAGGGTAGGAAACTACCGCTTGGGGGAGGCATTGAGGGGGTGAGTCGAGAGGCTAACGCTAGTTTACTAGGGGGGCGGCATCGAACATTAGCGACCTGAACCTCCTCCGATTTTTTTCTTTTCTTTTTACCAGTTTTGGTTTTTGATTGAGCTTCATGAATACATCAACCACCGATACCACACCAACGCCGAGGACTGATGAGGCTTGCGAGGCAATGGGCTTAAAAGCCTTTGTAGTGCCAGTAGAAACCTCTCGCCAGCTAGAGCGCGAACTCGCCGAGAAATCCAACGAGGTCGCAAGGCTTCGTGAGGAACTTGATCGCCTTAAACGAGGATGCCAAGGGTCATGCTACGCGTGTGAACCAGTT